GCAAATGCAAACGATGTGTTCCCGGTCGGAAACAAAGGGCACTGAATTAAGGACGGACGAAAGAAAGAGGGAGGTAAAGCGTTTCCCGGAACGTACAGCATGAATGAACCCCTCGGCTGACCGCCTGCCACGGTCAAAGGAAATCCGTTCGTGCCCATCGTTTTCGTAAGGCTCGAACGCCGTAACGTCGATCCCCGCTTCACGGAGCATACGCGCCTCGTCGCCATGCCCCGAACCGAAATCCAGCACGGAATCACCACAAACGTGCAGCCACTTCGCCCTGTGCTCAGGATCCGCAATGTCAAAGTCGGCGTTGCGGCGGCTGCGGAAAACAGGGATGACATAGGCGGTCCCCAACGTGCGGCGTCTCATCCTGCTGCGGCGGAAGGCCCCATACCGCAGCATGTCCGCGTTGTCCCCCTCAAAATGGAAATCCATACTCAACAGGTTCAGCATTGCCCGCGCAAATTCTGCCTTCACCGGGGATACGGTGATCGCCTCTATCGTTTCCCTGCCCTTCCGCGCCGCAGCCTCAAGCCGCCCGATGCCGTTGACCACCGCGTCGTCCTCAGTAAGCACAATGGGCAACTGGACGCCAAGCCGCGCCAGAGTCCGGCCTACGTTGGCGGATTGCGGCTGAAAACTGGCCACATTCCGGCAGGCCAGTTCCCGGACGCTCCGCGTGGCCAAAGACAGGCACGGCCAAAACTCCGGCCCATTCGGATCAAGGTCGGGCAGGCGCTCGGCAAGCTTATGAGCATTGGCACACTGAAGCTCTGCCCGAAGCCGCACCTCATCGGCCGTCATGGGGATGTCGTTTGTGGCCCGGTTGAAAAGGATGTTCAGGCCGCGCCGCCGCTCCTGCGGGATGTCCACGAACATCACGGGAACCTGACGCGCCCCCATGGACATGGCCACGGCGTGGCGTTGATGGCCGGAAAGGATTTCCCCGTCCGGCGTTGCGACGATGGGAAGCAGAAAACCGAGCCGGGACAGGGAAAGCCTCACCAGCGCAAGGCGTTCCGCATCGGCGCGGCGGGGATTGTAGTCAGCGGGCTTCAGGCGTTCGACAGGCACAAGCTCTACTCCGCACATACGCCAAGCCTCCGCAGGATTTCCGCGTGGATCTCGGCTTTCGTAAAGCCCGCCGTGGTCATGAGGTCCCGCTCAAGCAAAAGGAACCGTTCGCGGGAAAGGGGAATGCGATAGGGGCCGACGATAATACGGGTGTCAGGCCCGCTGTCCTTCTTTGTCTGCATTGTTGCGATCTCGGCCGTCATGCGGCTCAAGGCCGGGGATCATGTCCCTCACGTATTTGATCTCCCCACAGCGGGGGCATTTGATTTCAAGGGCGATTGCCGTTCCTTTCGCCAGCAACCGCCCGCAGTTGCCGCACCGAATCTCTTTTTCAATCCCTCTCATTCGTTGAAAGTCCTATCTTGCGTCCCCGAGCATCGCCTGATAGCCTTTGCGCGCCCCTCGCTATGGGCACTCAACCGCAGGCGGAAACCTTGCACGATGATTACAGCATCGTGTGGGGCCGTGGTCCGGTGGTCGTACACCGGGCCGGTGGGGGAGGGTCCAATCTCCCCCGCCTCTGCCTGAAAAGATTATAACGGTTTACGCTTCCGGGGGCACACGCCGCAATTCCGGCGGCGACTGCCTGCCCTCCCTCTCGCTCTCATAACTGCTCTTTAGGTCATGCGGCTTCAACCTCTTCCGGCGTGGTCGCGGCCTCCACAGCCGCCTTGCGTTCCCCGCCGCGCTGCATCGTCCCGTTCTTGTGCTTCATGGCACCGCCAGCGTAGAGCGCGAGGAAGCCCGGCGCGTCGAATGTCAGGCGCTCCAGCTCATTGTCCGGCACCGTGTAGGCATTCCACATCACTGAGTCGGGCAGGCCCGGCATCCCCGCCTGTTTCATGATGCAGACGTTCGCCGTATCGGAAAAGTTCTGCTGATCATCAAGCGCGTAGCTGAAATGATAGGTGACTCCGCCCACGGCATAGTCGAACCCGGAAGCAATGGCGGCGGACGTTTCAGCGTCGATCCATGCCTTCTTCGCTGCTTTCAGTTCATCAAGCGTGGGTACATAAGGCTTTTCTTCGGTCACGCATTCAGGGTGCGCCTCGGCATAGGCAAATGCCTCGTCCCATTCTTCCGCGAATTCGGCAGAGTAGGGATAGACATGGTAGGGCATACCATTTTTCGTGATGACGTATGAGTCGTCAAAAGTGCGGTGGATGATTTGCGAAAAATCAATCATTTTAACCTCTTTTTATGCAACACGAGCACAAAGCCCGGCGACCATGTAGTCTGTGGGTGCGTTCGGGATTACTGTGCCCCCGGCAATATTGGGGTAGTGCTTCACAGCGCCTTTGCCGCCACTGTCGTTGAAGCAGATACACACAACGTTATATGTGCCTCCCTGGGGTACAGTGATAGCTGGACCCGAAGTATTGACAACCCATTGCACGGCTGGGGCCGCTAGCTGTGCCTGTCCCGCGCTGTTCGCATAGTTCACGCTGAAATTGGCGGGGTTGTAGACGCGCATGTTGACGCCGTCATTGCCTCCCCACAACCACTGGGGTTGACCTCCTTGTCCCGTCCAACTCCATGCTATTTCACCGCCCTCTGTTAAGCGCAGGCGGTTCGCGGCCCATGCCGTCCCGCCATTTGCCGGAGCACTTCCGGCGGTATCTGCGTATCCGGCGGTATCGGCTTTCGCATGTATTACACGGCCATCCATATATGCCTCCCCCGTGTCCGGGGAAAAACGAAATGAATGCCCTTGATTGCCACGCGCCCCAGAGAGCACGATTACCCTTCTTCCGCCGTCAACGACCTGTTTTATTTGTATGTCGTTGATTTGGAGAGGGCTATCCGCCACAAGTTCTCTCGTGCCGTCTTCATAAGTCACAGCAGCAAGGGACGTGATATGTCCACTGCTATTTTTTGAATAGAATTGCGTGTATTTAGCATTATCAGATGCGCGCTGTATGACATCGAATCCGCCCATGACCACGCTGTTTTTGTCGCCAAGAAACAGGCCGCGTTCGGTATTGGTAGAGGGTGCCAATCCGATCACATTTGCGGGATCATTGATCTGGACGCTGCCCGTCATGACGCCACCGCCAGTCGAGAGCGCTGGCTTATATTCCCCGCCTCCGGTCAGGAAGCTTTCATGCTGTCCGGCGGCTGCGGGCGGTACAAGGCCGCTTGTCCCGGCCTTCGATGCCGTCGCGCCCTCGTATTCGGGGACGGAGATGATACCTTGGGTTGTGCGAATGCCGTCACCAACTTTGTTTCCTGAAAGCAACTGTTGCCAAGCGCTCCATGTCGTTCCTGTCGAATTTTGAACAGTCCTCCACGTAACCGTGCTACCGGATATCATGATCTGAAAGATGCGCCCATTCTGTCCCAAAGTACCAGCTACAATAAGAGAACCGATGGAAGCTCCGGAGATATTGAGAGGCAAAGAAGGACCGTTAGTGGGATTCCCCGTTATTCTATAGTTTCCCGGAGTTGTAAGCGTATTAAAGTCCAGATTTGGCATCTCTTTAGCATCCCCAACCTGCCCCCGCGCACTCGCAAGATCCCCGAGATCCCCACCAATCGCCACATCTTTCACGGTGATCACGCCGCCCGCGTCGGCCCGCGTGGTCTTCCCGTCGACCTTCGCCAGCCCCGCGTGGCTTTCCGACGCATACCCGACATTGGCGAGATCCTGCGCCTCGTCGCGGGCCGCTTCCGCCGCTATGCGGGCGGATTCGGCGGATTCGGCGGAAAGGGCCGCCGCGTTCTTCGACGCAAGGGCGTTCGTCTCGCTGACTTTCGCGTTGTCTTCCGAAACCTTTGCGGCCCCCGCCGAGCCCGAGGCTTCACCCGCCTTCCTTTTCGCCACCTCTTCCGAGTCGTGGGCGTTCCGTTCGCTCAGAGCCGCCGCGTCGACGCTGGCGTTCACATCCACAGCAAATTCGTTCAGCGCGGGGATCAGCGTCTTGTTCAGATCATCGTTGACCATCTTCTTCTGCGCTTTCAGGCTGTTGAACGT